AGAGAACCATTAGCACCACCGTTATAGTTGTAACTTAAGTTGTCTAATATACCTGGTGTACCAATAGTGCCGTTTAAGTTAGAAAAAGAAACAATAAAGTTTGCCTCGACTGGTATATGAAAGTCAGGGTTAGAGAGTACATTTTGTAGAAACGTACTATTGTTCTTTACGTTAAGAGCCATTTATTTTATTGTTGATCACCAGGTAATAGTTCTGGTGTAGTACCTGTAGCATAGTTCCAGTTTTGATAACCGAACTTTACTTTAATCTCTTGTATCTTACCTGTACCATCTAAGCTGTAACCCACACTAGGAATATCAATAATAAACAAGCCGTTTATTTCGTAAGAAGTAACTGGGTTTAGTTGATCATCATAAACAGATATTAATGCGTAGTTATCTTCTGCATTAGGTATTGGGTTAAAGTTAGCTAGTTGAGTAGCTATGTTAGATGATTCAATACTGTTTAACGAGTTAGAAATATTATTTGAAGATGTTTCAACTAAACGTCTTTCTAGCCAGTACTTAAACTGAGAGTTACCATCCAAGTAGAAAGTAACATCCCAATCTTTGCTACTACCGAAATCTCTAGTACCTACTGAATGTACATCTACACCAAAGTACTTTACTGTGGTTATAGCTTTCTTCATGCTAGGTAATGAAAAGTTTTTAATATAAAGCAAACTATCTTCCCCAGATATATCGAATGGTGTGCCGTTAATGACAAGATTATCTACCCTGGCCTGAAAATCTCTTGTAAACCCATACTTTTGTATAGAGTTGTAAAATGAAGTTAATGTTTGCTGTGAAGGCATATTAATACTTATAGTTAAGTTACGTCAAAATATTGAAAAGCTATTGTAACTGGCAACTTAGCTACTGTGCTACCATTGTCGGATATACTGTAATCCATGCTACCCACTTGAGTTGGGAAGGCACCATATAAGGTGTATGTAGATGCTGCTTCTTCTTCTGTTTCGCTTACTATTTGTAGCTTTATATTGCAGTAACCAAAACCAATACCGTCATTAGTACGAGAAGCAGCGTTAGTACTAATAGATCCTTTATCATAATAAGTGCTATTTGTTTGATTATCGTATAAAGCTTCGCTCCAACCTTCAAACATTTTTCTTATTAGTAGTTTATCATCAGAAAAGAAGTTTATCTTCCAGTTCTGTTTATCAGGAAACGTTGCTACTGTTGGTGCTACAAAGTCAAATGATTTGTACGGAACTGTGGTTGTAGCTATATTACGTGATGGTATATTAAGCGATTCAACATATAATAGGTAATTTTTATCGTAACCTACACCTGGGTCGTTTGGTATATAATCTATGCTAGTTACCTTAAAATTGTACTTTTTACCGAAGCCAATCTTTTGTGCTTGGGAGTAAAAATCCGTTATACTAGGTAAATCAGCCATACTAATACTTAAGCTTTAAACAATAAAAAACCCGACTTTTCAGCCGGGTCATTTATAATAACTTTAAACTATTAAGTACCTACTACTGAATCTGTCCAGAAATGGTAAGCTAAGCTTGCAGTAAACTCTTGTACTTTACCAGTACCTGTAATGTCATACTTGATAGCACCTAAAGATTGTAGGTAAGCTCCGTAAAGGGTGTATGTATTAAGCACATTTAGCTTATCATCAATCTGATTAAGTTGAATAACGCTATTTGTACCTCTTACAGACAAGTCACCTGTACTTGTTTGATCATCGAATATTAAGCTTCTTTGCCATGTTTCGAGTTTATTACGAATCAAACCAGCTTTATCAGCACGGAAAGTAATATCCCACTTTTCACTGCCAGGATATGTTACTGTGCCAGGGAAGTTAAACTTTAACCCCATATATGTAGCGTTCTGATTTGTAATAGCTCTGTCAGGTAAGGTAGCAGTAGTAATATACACGAAGTCATCTTCATTAAATGTATTATTACCGATAGAGACAACACGAAGCATGTAATCCCTTGCGAAATCTCTTTGCTGTGCTACTCTGTAGAAGTCTTGTATTGTTTGTGACATATTAAATACTTATGTTAAGGTTATTGTAGTAACTCGTTGAAGTCTTGTGATGTCTTAGTGCAATAGAAGTTTATTAAGATAAACTCTGCTGTACGTACTGGCTTAATGTAGATGTCTACAACAAGCGAGTTATCATCAACAACACTTGGTGTATTGTTAGTTGAGTTACATACGATTAAGTAGTCGTAAATGCCTTGAGTATTCTTAGCTAGTTCAAACACTGGCTTAATAGTGCTTACTAAACGGTTTTGTGTAAACGTTGTGTTTGGTTCAAATACGAAATACTTTGAAGTATTTAATACTGATTTTTCTAAGAATAAGAATAAACGACGTACGTTAATACGATCAAATGCACTTGGTACTGCTAATAACGTCTTTTGACCGTATATAGAAACACCTTCATTTGGGAAGTTTACTACAGGGTTAATAGATGCTTTATAAAGCAGATCGCGTTGGCTTTGTTGTGGGTTAATCGCAATGTCTGTTACACCTGTAATAGCACCACGTGTTAAACCAGCAGGTGCACCCCAAGGATAAGCTACTGCATCGTTATTTGTATAAGCTGCTGCAGCGTATGCTGAGAATGGCATCCAGACTGGGTTATTTGTAAACTGATCGATTATTGATACCCAGTTTGCATAAGCAGCTGCATAACTTGTATTAATTGGCGTATAAAGGTTATTTAATGGCCAGTAAATGTTAGACGAGAAGTTAAGACTCTTATTGTTTAGAGTCTTAAAGTTTGTACCTTGTACAAATATACCACGTAGTGGGTCAGATATAAAGATACAATCCTTACGAATACTACCAGCAAGTTGAATAAACTGATTTGTTATTCCAGACCAATACTGTACAACCGGGTCTGGTTGATAAGTACCATTTGATACTGTTAAACCGCTTATTGAGTTGCTTATTGCAGTGTTAAATAGTGTATCGTCGTATGTACCGGTATTGCTTATTGCACTTGGAGAATAAGCAGCAATCGTTGAAAGACCAGCATCACAGATAACATCAATATTATATAAATCTTTATTTGATATAATATTTATTGCTGTCTGTAATTTACCTGCAACATCTCCGATTTGTTTATTAGTCGTTACATTTAATGAAGGAGCATATACACCTAATGGGAATAATGCATCTGCAGGAGCGTAACCTTCTAAATTTCCGAAGTTAGTAGTAATGTAGTTACCTAAAGTTGTTGTTAAAACTCTAGCGCACTTAGTAGCGTTACCATTTACATCTAACCAATACGTGTTGTTTGAAATATAAGGATTAACTAATACTGAAATTTGAGTTGATGCATCGTTTACAACGTTTTGCATGAAATCGTTTACAGGAGCTCCGCCATTTACATCCTGAATCGTACGGTTTGAGTAGAACGAAGCTGCGTAACCTTCTTGAAGCGTGTAGTTAAGCGCTAAAGCATTTGTTCCGAAAGGAGATGTTTTAATTTTAAACAACGATAAAATACCTAGATCGCTAAAACCACCTAAACCGAACGTTGAGATATCATATGATGGAATGTTTTCAATAGTTTGAGAAACGCTACCGGTTTGGTCAGTGTAAGCTGCGCTCAGTTCAAATGATAAACGAGTAGTTGGTACTGTTACATATGAAGCTGCAACACCCAAGCCTTTATCTAACGAAACACTGTACAAGTTTTGTACGCTTGTAAAATTCGTATTAGGGTTAATATTTGTGTTGTCTGCTAAGTTGAGGTAATAACCTTCGAACTTTTCATTGATTGTTGTTTGAGCTTCATTAATAACAATCATACCAATACCGGTACTAGATAAGCTAGTTAAACCTGTAATAGTAGGGGCGGTACCACCACCCTGAGGGTTCCAGTTAACACCGTTTTGTTTTAAAGAGATATAATCTTGTTGTGAAAGTTCAATAAGCGTTGGCGCGCCAAAGAAATAAGATACAGCTGACGCTAAATAAGTCGTAGAACCTACTATAGCAGCATTAATAGCACCAGCTGCTGAAGCAAGCGCTACAGCTGGAGAAGAACTTAATGGGATTGGAGCGTAATTTGTTGGAATTACTGGGTATACTAAAGCGCTATATACATTTGAGTTATAACCATTACCTAAACCTGAACCGTAAGGTAAACGAACAACGCTTATTTGAGCGTTTGTACCTGCATTAAAAATTTGTTGTACGGAATAATAAAGATAACGTTCTGCTGGAGTTACAGGGGAACCGAAAATATTTTGAAAGTCTTGATTAGTTGTAAGGCTTACGACTTCCGACGCTGGACCTTGCGCTGCATACCCTACCATAAACACGCTCGTTCCGTTTGGTGCAGTAGATGTTTGCGAAAGATCGACTTCGTTAATTTGTACTCCAGGGGATTGTATTTGACGTAAAGTAGCCATAATAGTATTTACTATTATTTAGGCTTTCTTTGAAAGGAAACCCTATGAAATTAAAGTAATTCTGAGGTAAACTGGCTGAACGAGAACGTGAAAGAAGCTTCCATTTGGTCCGCGTCTCTGTAGTTATAAGTTATTCCCGTCAGATTAGTAATAAACGCTTTACTATAACTAAAACGGATTTTGTTATTATTGTATTCATCTAAACCGTAAACAGTAATGTTAGTTTGATAAGGCTGTAGGTTTGCAGTACCTGAGTATAGTTCTGGTTTTGAAGGTAAAGCTGTTAAGTTATCTGGATCTAATAAGCTAGTTGTCGCGCTGTTTATATAATCCAACCATTTCCATAATACCCACCAGTTGTTAAAACCATTATCAACTGTAAAACTTACTGTTATATTTTCATATTTATCTCTTGCCCCTGTAGTTAAGCTTAAATTCTGACCAGCAAATGGTAAAACCGTTGGGTTTATAGTAGTGACCGGTACAATAGTACCATAAACTGAGTATTGTAATGAGCTAAGAATAACGTTTTCGTTATCTCGAGCGCTTTGATCAGTAACGTTAATACCTTTAAGAGCATCAGGTAAATCTAATATTAACCTAAATTTATCTTTTCTACTTTTATTAAGAACTGCCTGTTGTGTAATTTGATCACTCATTATTTTTTACCTTTATGTAGATAGTATTTTTTTATCGAAGGATCATAACCAAGTACAATACCTGAAGTACTTAAACCGCGTGGTTCAGTTAATACCTTTTCAAAGTTCATATTATACCAACGTGCAATACTGCTAGCTATTTGAGGCGTGAGATATGTTTTACCTCTTTCTTTTTTCTTTAAGTTTTCAATCTCGTGAAAAGGAGTTTCCATCTCTCTATGTACAGCTGCTACGATGTTAACGTTTTTAGTGTCGGTTTTAGTTAACTTTGAAGCACCGGCTGTCATACCTTGATCTCTACGACCTCTACTACCTTTTCCACCCTTTTCTATACCGAACATATTGGTAAACATCTTAAACGTTTCATGTTTTAAGGATAGCTCGCTATCTTTTTTAGCTAACACTCCCTTTATAAGTCTGTCTATATCCCCGGCGCGTCTTAACTCTTTAAATGCTAGGTTTTCCACTGAGAACTCACCAGCTCTCTCTAAACCAGCTGCCCGAGTCTTTAGTATCTTTTCTTTAGCTGTTTCTGCACACTCTAAATCACAATCATTACTTAAAGCATGTTCAATAGTAGCACGCATTGCAGCTACTTTAGCAGCTACCTCTTCTTTATTGATAGGTTTAACTTTACTTGGTGCTACCAACCAGCTATCATTCTTTATAGAGTATATACCAGTAGCATAATGTTTTTCATTTTTATCTTGTACATATGCTTCAACGTCGTAGCCCTTAATCTTTATAGTATGTGAGCTATTCCAAACCGTTTTTTTAGCTTTAAAATAGTCTTTAAGTAGATTCGTGTCTACATCATAATCATTATAATCTGTTAATATGTGTAGATCAATATCACTATAAGGTGTGTAGTTGTAGTTAGCTAAAGAACCTGTAAACAGTATATCTTCAACATCTACATCTATTTCAATAAACTCTAAAAACGCTTCTGCAACTTCTAATAGCTTTTCCTTTACTTCAGGTCTAAGCTTACCATGCTCCCATATTTTTGGGTTAAGCTTATCATGGTATTCAAAAGTTAGTTTATTAGCAGCCGGTAACATGTATGCAAATATTTACATAATACCAGTCTATTTGAAACTTTAATCCACCCAGGATATCATTTTCTGGCTATCTGTCGGAATACCTATATATGCACATTTCCAATCGCCCTGTGCAAATAAATCTAAGTTGATCCATTCATCTTTTCGTTTCAGTATTTGCTTAGCAAAGTCATTCCAATCTGTATTTAAAAACAAAGG